AGCGTGGGGGCGACCCTTACAAGTTCATTCTTGCTAAGATAATAGTTGCTGGGATTGATAAGAATAACAGCGGAGGACAATATGTTTTATTTGCAGATAAGATAGATGAGATGCCTTATAAGGAGTATCATCGAGGACGCTATAACGGACGATGGTATAGACAGGGTATTTACGAGCTGTTGTTTGATTTACAAACCAGAGCTAATGAGATTTCTAATCAGATAGCCCGTGGACTTGAATGGTCTTCCAAAACTCTATTCAGAAGCAAGGATAGGTTACTCGCTAATAACATTTTAACAGACCTTAATAGTGGAGATGTAATCAGGAGTGAAGACTTGCAACAGATTGAAGTCCGTATGCAAGGAATGGACCAGCTCATTGCCGACTGGAACAGGATTATGAAACAAGCTGACAGCCTTTGTAATTCTTATGAGGTTGTCCTTGGGGAGAATGGCCCCGCTGGAACTCCGTTTAGAAGCACCGCTTTAATAAATCAGAACGCTAATAAGTTCTTTGACTTCGTTCGTGAGAAGTTAAGTATTGCACTTCAGAGCGTATTTCAGGACTGGGTAATGCCAGAACTTCTAAAAGGGTTAAAGAAGAAGGATGTACTTAGATTCACTGGGGAGGGAGAGATGATGAATCGCTATTATGAGATAATGGCTAATGCTTGGTATATCAAGAATTTACCATCATTACCTCCCCACGATAGAGAAATTGCTGAATCATTAAAGGCCGAAAAGATTAAGGAAATAAAAGAACGTCCAGAACAATTCATTAACCTTGAAAACGGATGGTTGGATAATGTGAAACCTAGAGTAAGCGTAGTAATTGACGGAGAGAATGTATCTTTGCAACAGGACTTGGATACGCTTGCAACCTTTATCAATCTTGAATCAGACCCGATTAGAAGGACTGCTTTGATTGAAAGGGCTATGAAGAGAAAGGGAATGTCAATAGACGACTTACCTAAGACGGAACAGCAACCGCAAGTTAATAAAGAGCAACTAGCACCAACTGAACAACTTAAAAATGCCTCTAAACAAGAAGGGTAAAAAGATAAAGTCTGCCATGATTAAGGAATATGGCAAGAAGAAAGGAGAAATAGTGTTCTATGCGAGTGAGAATAAAGGAAAAATAAAAGGAATAAAAAAGAAATAATGTACGACTACGAAACAATGCCTAAAGATAAGATAAAGAAGCTGAATAAGTCAGCGTCAGAGGCTTTATCTAAAATCCAAAAGGGAACTAAAAAGAAGAAACTTGACTACGGAATGACTATGAAGTCAGGAAAGGTCGGATACGGAATGAGTAAAAAGAAGAAATGAACAAAGAAGAAAAGAGACAGGAGATAGGTACTCGTTATATAGAACTGTTGGGGAACTTTATGACTGATGTGAAGTTTGCACTTAAAACCTTTGAAGATGAAAGAGATGACTTAATGAAAAAGTCTGATAAATTGGTTCCTAAAAAGAAAAAGAAATAATGGCACAAGAAATAGACCCAAAGGCAATAAAATCAGTATTAGATAGCGAAACAGGTAAAGACTTAAAGGCTTACTTGCTTGAGAAGCTGGAAGAACTAAAGAACATTGACAACATAAGGGAAGGCGGAGACGCAGAAAGCGTCGCAATAGAATTGAAAGCTCAGAAGAAGGCATATTACCAACTTATGAGCATACTACAAACCATTATCACCATACAAGATACGAAAGAAGAAGATAAGGAAGGTGGTAATGATTTCGGAGTGCAAGATAATTAAAAATTAAAAGAACTCTGCGTTGGTGGCACTATCATATAATCTAATGGGTTATGCGATAGTGCTAGCAATAGCATGGTTTTTACTTAGCAAAGGTTAAATAAAAACAAAACAACAATGGAAAATTCCAAAGAAGTAGCGGAACTTAATGAAAAGCCGCAAGATGACGTTATTGAGGAGAAGACAGACGATGAAGTAAGAAATTCTATCATTGAAAAGTTTAGTCTTGATGAAGACGATAACTCTGAACTGATAGATAAACTTGTTTCGCACGAAGTTGAATCCAATAAGAAGTTGTCAACCGCTGTCCGTCAGAAGATTGGATGGAGGGAAAAGTTCAACTCTGCAAAGCCAGATGTAAAGCTCGAAACTAAAACAGAAGCTAAGCAGGATAAAGTTGAAATTTCCGATGAGTTAATTCAAAGGAAAGTAGATGAGACTATGGAGAAGCGTGAACTCGAATCTCTTGACGTAAGCGATACGCTTAAAACTGAGATTAAAAATTACGCAAAGCTTAATGGGGTTTCTGTAAGTAAGGCTATGAATTCCAGTTATATCCAGTTCTTGAAGAACGAGGAAACTAGAAAGAGTACCGCTGAAGATGCCTCAATAAGTACAACATATAAATCAAAGACAACGAAGAACTTTGATAATATGTCGCCGAAAGACTTTGACTTGTCCACTGAGGACGGAAGAAAGGATTTCGCAGAATACAAAAAATATCTATCTTCACAAAAATAATAAATGGCTAATTCGTTAGGAAATGGAGTTTTCAACCCTAAATAATAAAACTTGGGGTTGTAAAATTGTTTCTGATTGACTTGGATGCTGAAACGCAAACAGGGCCCAAGCAATTCCTTCAAAATAAAATAAATATATTAAAATGTCAAATTTGACTGCCGCTTATATTGCGGGTTTCGTAGATGGTGAGGGTTATATATCGCTAAAAAAAGATATACATTCTGGTAATGGCAATACATACTATGTTCCAGTGGTAGCTATTGCTAATACTAATAAGGAGATTATAGAATGGATTAAATCTGAGTTCGGCGGATGGATTTATATAAGAAAATTTCCTAGTGATAGAAATTGTAAAGATGCTTATCATTGGAAATTAACCGGATTAGGACTACAACCTTTTCTATCTACAATATATCCTCATCTAAGGATTAAGAAAGAACAGTGTAGTTTGGTCTTAAGAAAGATTGAACTACAAAATAAGAATAACTTACCTTATAGGGATATAAGTCATATCAACAAAGATAGGTTGACTAAACAATCAATCAACAGAGAATATAGAGTTGATATGAAAGATGAGTACGAAAGAATATATTTAAGATTAAGAGAGTTGAATAAACGCGGAAGGGATGTGCAGGGTGAACGACTGAGTGAAACAAACTCGAAAGAGTATGCGACAGTCTGACCTTATAGGAATAAAACTATAAGAGAGAAATCCGAAGAGGTTTCTCCCTACGAAAGTAGAGTAACATTATGGAGTTTTGGGCGGCAAGCATGCAAGAAGTTTTCTTCAAGGAAAACGTTGCTATTGCCCTCACAAACAAAGACCTCCGAGAAGTCTTAAGCTATGGTGATGTGGTAAATAAACCCTACCGCTCTCGCCCTAGAGTTAAGGACTATACAAAAGGGACTGACATCAAAGTATATGATGTTTCTGGTGCTAATGAGTACCTTACAGTGGATACTACCAAGATTACCCCGTTCTACGTGGATGACCTTGACAAGATTCAGAACAAGTGGGATATGGCTTCCAAGTTTGCCGCTGATGGTATGAGACTTTTGAACAATGTTCTCGACCAGGCTGTCTTGGCTGAGTACTCCAATGCTAATTCTACCGTATATCTTGCTGATATAGGTGGTTCTGGTGCTACCACGGCTATCCCGTTGGACACCTCTAATATTTTTCAGGTCTTTACTGCGGCTTCTCGTAAGCTAGACCAGTTGGACATTCCTCAGGGAGAGAGGTTTGCCGTTATCGGCCCTCGTTTTCTTGAAACTTTGAGACTTTCCGTTGCTGGTCGTGAGACTGCTTTCGGAGAAATGGTCGGAATGAACGGAATGATTGGTTCTAGGTTTGGATTTAATCTTTACTACTCGAACAACGTTCCTTTCACCGCTACTCTTACTACTTCAGCCGCTATCGCCAACGACGAAACCGTTACGATAAATGGTTGTACTTTCACCTTCAAAGATTCTCTCACTGGTGCTGCTGGTGAAGTTTACTCTGGTGGAGATGATGCCAATACCACTGCTCAGTTGGTTGCCGCTATAAACGCTTGCTCTACTGGGGTTGAGGGAGAAGGCAATACTTACAGACTTCCTTCCGATGCTAATGCGTGGAAGATTGCGAAAGCTGGAATTGTTGCGACTGATGATACTACTTCTATTACTATAGTTGGTTACGGAGACATCTCTGTTTCCGAGACTATGGGAGAGAGTGCGAACGTCTGGTCTGCTCAGGAACAGCATATCCTTATGGGTATGAGAGGTGCTACTGACCTTGTTGTTCAGAAGACTCCTAGCGTTGAATTCCGTGTTGCTGAAAAGAGGCTTGGACGTTATGTCTATCCTTGGATGCTCTATGGAAAGAAAACTTTCGCAGACATGAAGGATGCGTTGGTTGATGTCGTCTTGGACGCTTCTGCTTACTAAGACTTTATCCTTGGCGGTGGGGTGGTAAAACCGCCATAAGATTAACTAGGTAAGTGCTTCTTTTTGAAGACTCTTACACAATAAGACAAATAAAAAAATGCCGAAAATATTAAATAGAGCTATCAAAATCTGCGGAGAAGACCGAGTTGTTGGAGCCTCTAAGACTGTTGTAAAAGTCCTTGAATATGATGTAAATGGAAACATCTATCGTGCTCAAGGTGCCACTGTTCCCACTGATGGGGATGCTGGTTATGCTGTTGGTTGTATCTTTATGGATACAGATGGTGGTGTCAACTTGACATCTTATGTTAATGATGGTTCAACTACTTCGTGTGACTTCAATGCCGCCATTGGTGGTACTGGAGATATCACTTCCGTAGTTGCTGGTGCTGGTTTGACTGGTGGTGGTGCCTCTGGTGCTGTCACTCTTAATATCGTCAATACTGATGGTAAAATTACTGTTGGTGCTGATACTATTGACATTACTGCTGATTCTTTGGTAAATGCTGATATTAATTCTGCAGCCGCTATTGATGCAACTAAGTTGGCTCTTACTACTGGCTCTGTGATTATTGGAACTGCTGGTGCTGGTTCTGCTTTGGATGTAAAGGGAGATGGAAAGATTTTGGTTGGAAATGGTACTACTGCTACTTCTGTTTCTGTTAGTGGAGATGCTACTCTTGCTAATACTGGAGATTTAACTATTGGTGATGCTAAGATTACTGGAGCTAAATTAACTGCTAAGGCTGGTTACTTTACTGTAGCTGTTGATACTAACTCTACTACTCCTGTAAACGTATTTGGTGCTGGTGGTGCTCCTGTAGATTTAGTTGTAACATCCGTTGTTGCTATTGCTAAGGATACTACTGCTTCTGACATCGTTCTTAAACAAGCCGCTAATACTGTTGCTACTATAGCAAAGAGTGTTACTGCTGGACTTTTGGTTGGTGCTACAACTTTGGAAAACAATACTTATACTGCTGGTGATGTTTGTACTGTAGAATCATCTGGTACTGGTGAAGCAACCGTTGTGATTACTTTCACTACTGCTTAAGTTTAATTACCTTTGGGGAGTTAATATAGGTTAAACTCCCCGACTAAATAAAATGTTTAACTATCAAAATATAACCGCTGCCGCCCCGACCACTACCGTTGTTAAGACGGGAATTGGTGATTTTAATGGGATTACCATTAACAAGGCGACGGCTAACGCTGTCATAGCGATTTATGACGGAATCGATGCTACTGGAACATTAATAGGAACGATAACTTTACCTGACACTCTTTTATTGAGCCAGGATTTTATTCCTTATAATGTTTCATTTAGAAAAGGTCTTACAATAGTCACTAGCACTGCTGCTTGTGATTTAACAATATCATTTAGATAGGATGGCTGTATCATTCAATAAAGTGAATTCATTCGTAGAGAACCTCGCAGAGAAGAAGATTGACCTTAGCGGGGCGGCTCTTACGATTGCCCTGACGAACACTCCTCATAGTGCTTCTTGGAGCCAGCTTTCAGACCTCACGGAGGTAAGTTATGCCGATTGTTCTTCAAGAGTTCTTACTGTTTCTTCTTCAGGTCAGACTGGTGGAACTTATAAATTAGTTCTGGCTGATTTGACTTTGACTTCCTCCGGAACAGTAGGTCCGTTCAGATATATCTATATCTATGACGACGACTCTACAGATGATAAGTTAATCGCTTACTACGATTACGGAAGTGAGGTTACACTGGCTAGTGGCGACACCTTTAAACTGGATTTCGACCCTACATCTGGGGCTTTAACGATAGCCTAATGGCACAAGTATTCAATAAACTGCTTAAAGAAGATGGAGATTATCTCTTACTTGAAAACGGAGATAAACTTCTGCTTGAGAACTACTACTTCTGGGAGGATTTAGTTCCAGAAGCTGGTTCTTTCACCTTAACTGGAATAAGCGTCAGTCTTTATAAGTTGTTTATGATACTTGTCAATGCTGGCACGTTCGTTTTAACCGGAATAGATGTTAATCTTCTACGACCAATTAGAAATATGGCTGTCAACGCTGGAGAGTTCATACTAACTGGCGTTGATGTAGCTATCTCAAGGACAGCTACTATGATAGCTAATGTTGGCGAGTTCGTTTTGACGATAGTTCCTGTGGGTTTTTCTAAGGGACTGACTGTTGTGTTAAATGCTGGTTCGTTTGTCCTCAATGGAGTGAGTATAAACCTCAATAGAATGTGGAATGCGGCACTTAATACTGGTTCTTATGTATTAAACGGAGTAAGTATTAATTTACTAAGACCAATCAGGAATATGTTTGTAAATGTCGGTCAATTTATCCTTAATGGATTCTCTGCTCCGACTAGTGGACGAGGATATTGGAACTGGGGTAAACAAAACAAAAATACATCTTCTTGGACACTAAATAATAAGAATGACTCAAGTTGGATAAAAAATAACAAGAGCAGTTCAATTTGGACTGAACAAGATAAATCATAATGGCAGATACTAAACTCACGGGACTTCCCGAAGAAACAACACCAGCAAGCACAGACTTGCTATACATAGTAACAGATAACGAAACAACTCCTACCTCTAAGAAGGTTACTTATGCAAACATTGGAGCAGACAAAGTAAAATATAATACGGACGATACTGTCTCTGGTTATCTTGCCGACAAAGTAGTTGCTGGAACTGGCATCTCTTTAGCAGAAGGAACTGGAGGAGATGCGGATAAGCTCGTCATCACTAATGCGTCTCCGGCGGTTGCAGAGACAGACCCAGTGGTAGGAGCTATCAATGGTCTAGTATTCGCTAATGGGGCTGGCGTCATAAGTGCGAAGACTATAGGAATAGCGGAACATAATATAATAGAAATAGATAATGATAGTGTTGCTGAAAATGACTACGCAAAGTTTACGTCAGATGGGTTAATTGGTCGTTCTTATACCGAAGTTAAACAAGATTTAGATTTGGAAATTGGAACAGATGTTGCCGCACAAACCCACGCTTCTCAACACGCCGTTGGTGGAGCTGACTCAGTATTCCCTGCTGACCCTGGAGCTGATAGATATTTAAAATGGAATGATACAAGCAATGCAATAGAATGGGCTGATGTGTCTGGCGGTGGAGATATGGTTCTTGCTTCTATTCAGTCGGTTACTGGCTTAAAAACTTTTGACAAGGATAAGATAGCGATGAAAGGAACTAGCACTGGAGTTAATACTATTTCAGTAGCTAATACTTCTGCTACTTCATATACAAATACATTACCAGCTAAAGATGGAACTTTTGCTATGACTTCTGATATTCCAGCGGCTGGAGCAAATACATCATTATCAAACCTTTCTGCTTTAGCAATAAACACCTCTTTACTCCCAGGTGCTGATGTTTCGGTAAATCTTGGGACTGGAGATTTAAGATATAAAGACGCTTGGATAGAAACTATTAGTTCTGGGCTAACAGCAAATGATACATTAAAACTAAGAGGTAGGGATATAAATACTACTGCTTATGTAGATGTGCTAACCATTACTTCTAACGACACAGTAACAGCAGACCTCAATGCTATTACGACTATTGGTGGAAACGCTATTCTTTATTCTGGTGGTGCATTAGGCACTCCGTCTTCTGGAACTCTTACTAACTGTACTGGGCTTCCTGTTGCTGGAATTACATCTTCTACAAGTACTGCTTTAGGAGTTGGTTCGATTGAACTCGGACACGCTTCTGATACCACTCTT